CCCCAGTCTATGATGCAGCGCTCAATGATGTCTTCAATCGCTTCTTCTTCATTGTTCGGGTCTTCAAGAAATTCTTTAACTTTCTTCTTCTGTTCTTCAATCGCAGCTTCAGATGTGTCTTCTTGCTGTTTTTCGACGATTGACCAGCCCTGACCGACAACGTCTTTTGCTATTTGTTTTACACATGAGTCGAAATAAGAACAGTTCTCTTGAAGCGCCAGCAGTCCGTTCACGTTGAACGGCACTGGCACCAGACCTTTGTCTGTGATATATCTCCGCTCTTCTTTAAACTGCTTCGATTTAACTCTGTTCTCAGCTTTTCTGAGTACAGATACTGGGAACAGCCCTTTCGATGTTTTTATATAATGGACTTTCCCACGTTTCTTTATTTCACCATGGATAATAGACTTTTCCTTTGTGGTCATAACGCCTTACCTCCTGTTGCTCTTTTTTTCTTTCTTCTTCTTCTTCTTTTTCACGCAGGCCTTCGATGCCGATGAAATGAACACGCCCGACTTTATGTCTTCTTTTATCAAGAGCTAAAACCAATTGTCTCAACGCATCAACGGCATGGTCGTTCTCTTTATACGGTTTCTCCGTGCCAGTCTGATAATGATATGTTTCAATCTCGTCGAGAAGATTCGGGCATTTTTTTTTGAATACCTTCAATCTATTTGTTCTGATTCTTGCGTTGACAGCCTCAATGCCTTTCTGGATATCATTGTCGCCACTGTGGATATCAATCTTCATCCCTCTGAGTTCTTCAATCTCTCTCTTTCCGCTTGGGTCACCGAAATAGGTGATGTCTTTCATGTGTTTCGCTATATCTTTCAACAGCATGTGGGAGACATAGAGTTCATCATAGATATAAAGCACATCATCAGGAGAGAGAGCACCCTTCTCGTTGGCATGAGGATTATTATAACCGAAGTCTGTGCCGCCAAGCTTGAGCCAGTCTTCCGGTATCTCAAACTCTTCTTCAACGATATTATTTGAGTCGAAGTCTGGGTAGATAAGACCCTCCATCTTTCTGAATTGACCCTTATATCTCATATCAAATAATCTCTCTGATAGGTCTTTTTTCGCTCTCTCAAACTCTCTTTCCGGATAATAAGGATTATCTATCGATTTGAAATTTATCACCATATAATTTGGGTCACCCTTTTTCCAATGCAGATAGAACTCATGATATAACCAATTCAAGCCATACGGGGTCGTGGTGAGCAACGCTCTGCCCTCTTTCATGCCAAGACGAGCTTGAATCGCTACCCAAGCCATGTATTTCATCTGACCAGCTTCATCGAGCCATGCTGCTCTGTATTGTCCGGCCTCTAGCGATTCTGGCCTATCTGCTGTACCAAACCATATCTTGCCACCAGTCGGCAGTAGATACACATTATAACTCGGTTTATACTCACCCTCTAAATCTGTGTTCCTAAAAGAATCTCTCAACGCTGGTACTGTCGTCCTCATCAACATCTTATATGTCGGAGCTACGACGAGATATTCATCTCTCGGATATTTCTCTATCTCAGAAAACAACCACCATGGCCCAGTATATGTTTTCCCACCACCAGTGCCGCCAATGAGGCCGATGAATCTATTCTTGCAGTTTAATGCCATCGATTGATGTGCGTATAAACGGACTTCTTTATATTCAATCTTTTGAATTTGCATTGTTCTCAAGTATCAATCTGACTGGCTTCTTTTCGTCTCCAGTATGGAGCATCTCTTGACGGTCTGTCATACCGAGCCAATTCTTTGCCAAGAATATCTGGACTGATGCGTTATGCCGTCTTGTAGCATTCTCAAACATCGCTTTCATCAAGCTGACGTTTCTATCTGCTTTGCCCTTTTTTAATGCAGACAATAAATGAAGATGCTGTTTTTTCCAGTTCTTGAATGTGTTTGGATGGATGCCAAAGAACCATGCGATATCTTCTTCATTAACGCCCAGAGTCGCAAGTTTTCTCGTCTCCTCTATATATTCTTCTTTGAATATAGACGGCCTTCCCTTTTTATTTTTTTTCTCTGCCATGATTAATCTTCTCCGTTATAATGATATCGGGATGAATTTAGAGCCAGCTTTTTTAGCGAACGTCATCCCATAATCATTCACGCCTTTAAGAATTTTGACACCTTTTCTCTTTTTCAGTTTATTATGCTTGAATGGACGATAATCGACTTGATGCTGCCATCTTCCCCATTTCCAAGATATTTTAGTAACATCCGGATGCTGCCGTTGCAGAGAACGAGCCATCTCTAACCTTCCGTCGAACTTCTCGTCTCTTTTATAGAGTTCATCGGTATTTCCGCCCTTCATCGTCATCGTCTGTGTTTTATCTTGAGTGAAGATATAGAAGAGAATCGTGCACCATCCGTCTTTCAATGCTCTCAATGATAAATCCGTATCTTCATTATATCTTCCCCGCCATCGATATGGGAGGTCATTCTTTATCAAGATGCAAGAATAAATCCGGGTATTCAGAATAAAAGGCTTATTCCATTTTCTCATCGGTTGTTTACGGCCCATGAACGTATAATCAGGCCCGGCTAGAGCGACGTTCTCATATCTGTCAATAAAATCTTCCATCACTCTGAAGAACGTAGGAGTTAATATTTTTATCCGTTTATTATTATGCAATCTCCTGAACGCCCTTATATTGTCATCTAGAATCCAATGCCGTTCTGCCCCCTTTGAGATTGAATGTTCCCAGACCCAATTCCGAGCAGGAATCGAGCCTTGACCGAGATTGCTAAACGGAAGCGTTAGAATCTTCTTTGGGTCAATCACTGCGGCATAATTATCATATTCTTGCGGTTCAATGACGATATGATAGGGGGCATCCATTCTCTCAAGTATTTTACTCGTATACCGAGATTCCCATCTGCCTTTTGAGATGATATAAATCGGATATTTAGGAAGCATCGATACATACCTCATCTTTATAATTTTGCCTTTTCCTCTCCGGGAACCAGATATATTTGGTTTTTTCCGTAATCTCCTGCTCAACCAACTCAGAGAATCTCTTGATATCTTCTTCAGTCTTGAAATGGACAATCAAGCTCTTCACTGCTTCACCCCTATCAGAAAACTCCGGCATCCCCTGCCATTCTTGATTTGGGTCTATGTCCGGCCCGACTCGTTCGATGACCTGCTTCAAATCCATCCAAGGTTCGGTCAAATCTATGCTATAATCTTCTAATTCAATCTCTTCTATATACGGATAGACAAGCTCGGCCAGCTCTTGTTCGATATATTGACCGAATCTCATGTTGTCAAGCAGAGAGAGTTCAATCTTCTCTTTCTCATTCTCCGGAAAATTGAGGCTTATCCATACCTCTCTCTCTTCAGGCCATTTCAAGATATGCTTCATCGCATGCCAACGCATGTTGCCACCACCGGTAATATAAAAAGAGCCTTCTTTCCAGCAAGTGAGAGTCTGAAACAATCCTTTCTCTTTGATGCTCTTCGCAAGTCTCTCCAGTTTCTCTTTCTTGATGTTTCTCGGATTCTTTTCCCACGGTTTAATTTGCCCAAACTTCACCTTCTTAAATTCCGGTTCTTTCAACATCTCTTTCGATGACCTCCGTTATGATTTTTTCGCCGCTTTCACGACTTCAAGGATATCTCTGCGATTCTCATTGATGCTTTTCTCAAACCTTCTTGTCGTTTGACGGCAGTTGTTCTTGATGCCCTTAACCTCAGTGCTAAGTTGAGCCATGTTGATATTCAAGTTATCGACTTTTGTATCAATGTTTTTTGTCAGCTTTTTTACTTCTTCGATAGACGCACCATTTTTCTTTTGGCTTCTGTTTCTCTTTCTCTCTTTTAGAGCTGAATTGATAATTGCTGATAAATTGACAATAACTAAACCAATAAGCCCATAGAAAGTCGTTGGTTCATACGGCATGTTAATCCTCCTCTTTGCATTTTTCTAATTCTTTTCTAAGTCTTATTATCTCAACTTTTAAATCTTCTACCCATAAGATGAATGCCCGTCTTCTGTTACTGCAATGATTTTCACATCTTCACTAGGATACAGCACGTCTTTCACTGGATATAGCGACGGCTCGTAATGACAGCTATTTACCAAGAATGAGATGACGCAAAGTGTCAATATCACGCCTGATAACAGCTTTGCGGATTTTCTTCTTCTTTCTTGCATTTTTCTCTTTTCTATAGATTGATACGAGTTTTCGGCTCAATTTGAACAGCTCTAAAAGAAACTTAATCGTATCTTTCATTTCAACAAACTCAAGAATGGGTCAATTATTTTGAAGTTCTCTCCTCGATAATGAAGCGGCCTCATCTTCACGAAAGCGTTCTGTCTTATCGCATCTCTCAGAGATTTGACGGAAGAACTTCCGCCGGATGAACCAATGACCAATGAATCATCAATCAAAACCTCAACGTGGATAGCTCTTCCATCTCTGAACCAGAAAACAAGACAGCCAGCATACGGCTTGTCTACCTTATAATCAATGAATTTCAGATATAAATCATGTGCCGTTGAATCCGCATCATGCGGCTCAAGCCCGACTGATTGCAGCACTTCATGAATCAAGCCAGAGCAATCGAAGCCAGCAATCGGGTCATCTCCCCCCCAGAGATATGGCACGCCGAGAAGATGCCAGAGATATTTTATAGATTTTTTTCTGAGATTTTCTACGAATGTTGGTTCTGTAGACGCCATTGGCCTACAGATAAATTAATATTTAAGCTAAGTGTTTGTCAAGGAACTTTTTAATCTCTCTATCTTCTATTGTCACCGCCTTTTGCTTTTATCGCTTTACCTTGCCAATAGAGCTTGATTATTTTTTCCCTGAGCCGATTCGTTCTGAAGATAAGAATCGCTCCGGTATCTGCTAAAATAACAGCGAACCATTCAGCAGACGTAGTGAAGACACTGCTGTTGCTTTTTTCGCCTTTGTAGTGGCTTTCAAAGAATATGTTGCCGGTTGTTTTTGCCAGCCTGTCATATTTGACCTCTATCTTTGTGCCTCGAAGCAGTCTTTCAAGCTTCTTTTCAGCTATTGTACCGGTTCTGAAATCCAAGTCAAAGTCGCTTGGTTGAGTACTCATATTTTCCTCCTTTATTTGATTTGTTTAAACGTTTTTTCGGTTCTCTCTATCGTTATTTTATGAATCTCTGCATCACAATATTCACAATAATGTTTTTCTTT